AATCACTGTCACCCATCTCCACAAACTTGAGCTTGCCAAGGGCAAAGAGGGTTCCGGCTGTTTTCGGGGTTGGGATGGGCTTAATCCGGCAGTTGCCGCTCGCATCTGGGGGCAACGGCACAAAGTTAGATGGATTAGCCCTGCGCTGCGAAGTGTTGTTCCATTGATTCGGGTCTAGCTGGAAGAATTGCATCCAACTTGCACCCACAATCTCCGCACCATCAGCCTTCCCCGTCTCCGTGAACCTCATAGCCACCACAAAGTCCAGCTTGGGAGCAGTTGAGGCAACTGTGCTTGAGGTTGGGTAGTAGAAGACAGTCGGGTCATCGGAAAGGGTGATGATTTCGTCCTCGGCAGCTACGGACGTGGAAACTGTACCCATTGAGTTAGTCCAGAGGGCCGACTCAAAGAGCATACGGTAACGATTGTTGAGGAACTTCTTACAGGTCACAACTGACGCTGCATCAGTGTCACTCAACTTCGTCGTAATTTGGTCTGCTAGTTCGCTTAATGTCATTGTCCGGACTCCAACCGTCTTTCAAGTTCGTTTATGTATTTTCCTAAATCTCTAATTAACGCAACACCCTCATCCGTCGATGTCGCGTTCTCCATCCCCACTGGATGCCTTTCCGCTATCTCGGAGAAACCTTGCAGCTTCACCGTCAAGCAACCGTTGCTCACGACGAGCGCGAGCAGCATTAATAAGGTCATCCACTTTTTTATTTTTGTCATCTTTTCGCTTCTGCGCCATCTGCGCTGTTGCGATGTCCCCAAGAGACTCGACTGCATCTACCAATCTCGGCAATGCAGCCAAGCCCTTGAGTGCCGCTAATATCATTACTTCTTGGCGGAATACTCTTTGAGAGCATCCACAATCGACTGCCCGCCGATGTATGACGGTACGATAATAATAACCGCACCAATCACATTTTCTGCCACTGCCGGTGACAGGTTCAACCACTCGGTAGCCAGCACAGTCAAAAGACCGCCAATAGCCATCCAGAGCTTTCTTGATTTCAATTTATCTTTCATCTTTATTATTTTTTATCAGTTGTCTTATCTTTAATATGATATAAACGAGTGAGGCAACCGAGATGCAAATATGGAGAGCAGTATCAATCTCCAACATCCAGTTGCCTAAACCACTCAAGGAGGCAAACCCCACTTTTATATCATTAAAATCAATCATTCTAATTCTCTTCCAGCTTCGCGGCTTCTACCTCTGCCTCGCGCCGTTCGCGTTCCGCTTTAGCGTCAGGCGATTCGGGCCAGTTAGGGTTTACCGTTTCAAGTGAGTCTATGTTGGGGGAAGCGTTAATGTGGTCGCACTGACGGTTAGCCTCTGCACGAACTGCCGTCCGGTACTCCAGCCAACTTGAGTCCGGTGCGGAACCGCCTTCCTTCCAGCGAACAATAATCCAGTCTGATTGCGCCAGCATCGAGTGTGCCGCTCGGTTGGAATCACCAATCATCCCGCGCTTGAGCATATCCAAATCTTTTGGCGTACTCGTCACTACCCCGTCCTGCACGGTGTTGTAATAAAACTTTTCGTTCTTAAATTTAAGTGCTGGGTCATCCCGCCACTCAATGCCTTGAGCCGATTTATCCTCTTCCCCAGCCAGCCGCAACCAGTTGGCAGGGAAACTGATGTCGTTCAGCGTGAATGCTCTGTCGAGTGGTAACTTTTTGTTGTCGTGGTAATAACTCATAATAGTTTCCTAGCGGGCGTTTGCGTATTTTAGCGGGGCTTCTGCTACGGCGTAAAATATGTAGGATGACCCCGTGGCGTTAATGCCAGCATACGTCCCCTTTATTTTGAATCCATTGCTTAAAAAATCTATGTCAACCGTGGAAGTTGTGTCTTCGGCAAATGCCTCGTTTGCGTAAAGATTCCCGTCAGCCGGATTATACGTTGTGGAGCGAACCTCATCTTTCATCATCCAATAGCCGTTAGAGGATGGATTGCCTGTTGATTTAATTAAAATGAAAGCTGGTCTAAACCCGCAGTACACAAACGGCCCCGCTGCCGAACTGTTGCCAGAGTAGCTACCCGCCTTTGAATACCCCGCAACACTGGCGAATAAATAAGCCACATAATCGTCAGCACTGGCCCACGCCGAGCCAGCGTTCAAATCCTCGCCGCTCATCATTGCGTCGCTTCCGAATGTAACTGAACTGCTGCCGATGCTGCTTACGAGCGCGTCTCCCCAACCCGTTTCTGCGCCAGTCCCATTTAATAGAAGGTAATTCCCGCTGGTTAAATCCTTATGCCAGACTATCCAATCAAAATTGTGAAATGTGTTTTGGGTACGCGACTTCGCTATGATTAAATCTGGTGCTACGCCGAGACTGTGCGACACTGCTTGAGGGGTAGGTGAAGCACCAGTGCCATCATCATCGCCAGTCCAAGTAACTATGTCCATCCCCGCTGTGGCTGATTCCTTCCAACTCCACGCCACCATCGAGGACGTTGAGTAATTCGTTCCTGCTCCCACTGTAAATCCATCAGAGCCAAACGCAGTCAACCCAGTGCTGTCCGTGGTTTCCACTCCGCTATCATTGCTGCTCAACGCCTTCGTCACGCCTCTCACTGAATCGGTTAGCTCGTGGTCGTAGGCATTCCCTCTCGCCTTCACCCAAACTAAATCCGGTTGAAAACCCACGCCCGTTTTTGCTCCGCTGCTCGCATAGGTAAGTGCGCTGAAATGCTCCGATGACTTGGCGATTGCGGGGGTTGCGAGGTTGCCTGTGGAGAGTGCGGAGAAGCCGGTGGGTGGGGTGTAGAAAAATTCGCTTGTTGCTCCACCGCTCTTGTTACCCGCGAAGGTTGGGTCTTGGCCGAAGTTGGCAATCAACTTATGTGCGCCGTCATAAGATTTCAGACAGGGCAGCCAAGCGTACCCACTCAAATCCGAAAACGCAGTCGTCCAGCTTCCGCCGTTGATTCTAAACTTGAGAGTGTTTGCCGTGGTGTCAATCTGCAATCCGATAATGTCACCGCTTGCCCACGAAGCATAACCGGATGCGATTTCGCTGCCGTTATTGTAAGTGTACCCGTTGCCGCGCACAAACCTAGATTGAATCGCATTGATTTGGTCGCTAACCTTCGCCGTATCCGACATTATGCCAATAGCGGGAGGGTTCGAAAAGGAGTTTGACAGTACAACCTCAAAGTATCGCTTGCTGCTCGGCGGGAAGGCTTGAGTAGCCTTAACTGCGCGATGCGCTCCACCGGCAACAAAGGCCAAATTCCCCTCACTCAACGTGCCACCGCCGATGTCCAACGCATTAAGCGTACAGTAATTGCTATTCGGACTTGGGTTGTCCAGCACAACATCCCACGTTGAGAGGTTGGTGGCTGTAAAATCGTTATTAGGCATCGTCTACCTCCTTACGGGCTACCCAGTTAAGCGACTCCTCATCCCAATCATAAAATCCATCGTCAGTCGGCATAGCAACCGGAGCAACCCAGCGCATCTGCTCATCTAGATTCCAGCTTGGGAAGGGTTGAGGGGCGATGAAGGCGTTACTGTCCGCATCATAGCGATAGCCTACGCCAGCGTAGTTGTAGCGTTGGTTTCCGTTGTAGCTGGTCTGCTTCCAAGTGCCTCCAAGTAAATTATTGCAGAACTCCGCACCGATGCTCTCAACCTCATTGCCGCCAGCATCAACCGTGTCGCCATCGCCCACAACGATTACTCGCTGCACGATGCCTTCTTCGTTTATTTCTGCAAAGTGTGCCATTATTGAAATTTGTATCTGATGATTACGCAGCCGCTGCCGCCAGCCGCACCACTCAAAACATCCGCACCGCCTCCTCCACCTGTGTTAACAGTTCCGCTACCCCCCGCAGTACCGCCTCCTCCCGTACCTCCCGCGCCATCTGAGCCAGCACCACTACCGCCACCACCTCCGCTGCGAGCAGTTGATACACCGTTGATTGAAGATGAACTTCCATTTCCTCCGTTGCCGCCACTGTCTCCTGACGCGGAATTACCCGCACCACCAGCACCACCACCACCGCCACCAGCGCAATTAGGGGAAGTGCCATCCGAACTCCCAGCACCACCAGAATTACCTTGTCCTGAAGTGGCAGAAGCTCCTCCTATAGTTGTGCCGCCGCCTCCACCACTACCACCGGCAAGCGGGACTTCATTGCGACTGCCCCCACCAGCCCCTCCTCCTATGGAAGTAAAGGAGCTAAAGGTCGAATCAGTACCGCTATCGCCTCGATACCCCCATATAGTAGAAGCCGCACCACCCGCGCCAATGGTCACTGTGTAGGACTGAACGGTTACTGAATGGGCGGTTGATGTGAGATAACCGCCAGCACCACCGCCACCGGCATTTCTGGTTCTACCACTTCCATTATTTCCCCAACCACCACTACCACCACCAGCAATCACTAGGTATTCCAAGCCAGTTGTGCTGGTGTTAGTGACTTCAAATGTTCCGCTGCTATTAAATGTATGAACCTTGTAATCACCATCAGTCGTTACCGTGCCGCCCGTTGCCGTGATGTATGCACTCACTGAAACATCTTTACCGATGTCGGATGAGTCTTTGAAATCCAGATGGAATCCATTCGTGCCATACACCCCGTCAAACGCCTTTGGTTTCCATTGGCCCGTAGTGGCATCCTCCTCGGCAAAACTGGTGGGTGTTAGCTGCTCACCGTCAATGAAGTTTACGTCAGCTAGGTAGCCATCAAAATACTGACTAGTCCCAGCAGAGTAACCTATCTTATTGGTATACGATGAGGTGTTAACTTGTAGGTCGTAGTTCAGCGTTGGGTAGGTAGCGGAAGAAAACGTGATTGCGGAACCGTTAACGTAAATCTTAACCCTATTTGTATCAGTAGCTTGGGTCGTATCAACCGACAGCACAATGTGATACCACGCTGAAACGTCTCTGAATACAGCATTGGACTGCAATGTGGGAGTTTCGCCTAAACCGTGCGACTGGAAACGGAGTCCGTCTGTGTAGTACGTTAGCAGCATATAATTGTAACCACTCGCCTCGGATGCCCAAATTGTTTCGTAGTTAGTTGAACTGAGGACACTCCGCTTAACCCAAAAGCTGAGAGTAAAAATTCTCTGACTGCCAGACGAACTAGGTGTGCGTGTTAGGATTGGTGAATCGCTGCCATTAAACCGCAACGACTTCGTAACCACGTCTGATGGAGCGGGTGCAGCATCAGCGTGAGCCAAGAGCAGATTGGTTCCAGCGGGAGTCATTATTTCACATCAAGTAAAACTTTGGCAGTTATGCGGGTTGCAGATTCAACGTAATAAACCAGTACATCTACGGCTGATGCTGTGGTGGTTAGAGTGGGGGCAGTGCCACCAACAAACTTCCAGTAAGCTCCGTAGGCCAGTGTGCGGCTACCTGTGGCGTCTTGCGTTAAAGTGATTGCCCCGCTTTGTCCTGCAACAACATTGCTTGGGTTGTCCAGTGTACGGTTGCCGCCAAGGGCTAGGCTGAAGTTGTTTGAATCCGCAAGGTCAGTGGAAACATTAACCGCATCTGTCAGCACTGTCACCTCTCCGCGCTGCCCAGCTGTAAACGTCTGTGCCGTACTTAACACGTTGGAGTCAATGGTAACGGTTGTGCCGCTAACCGAGGTGGCGACACTTGTGCCTCCGGTAAAAGTTAAAGTCCCGCTGCTGGTGATGGCTGTGCCTGAACCAGTATCGGCTGCGGGTGTAATACTCGTCACTGTTCCCGAACCGGACGGAGCTTGCCAACTACAAGTACCGTCACCGTCTTCACGCAGGAACTTCGTTCCGCCTGACTCGCCCGTGGACTTAACTTCAGTTCCCTCGATGTCAACGTAAGTGCCGTCAATAGCCGTTCCCTGCCAGACACCTGTGCCTATGGTTCCAACCGTGACAAGGTTGGCCGCGCTGGTGATGGCGGCTTGAGTTGCGCCTGTGACTGTTGCGGCAGTACCGCTGCAATTACCAGTGACGTTGCCCGTTAAAGCACCAGTAAATCCGGTAGAGGTAACAGATGTCAGTCCGGCCAGAGTTGTTGCACTTGCGCCAAGGCTGATTGAGGTTGTTCCAACTGTTACGGAGGAATTGGTTAGCGCAGAGTTTGCCACACTTGCAAGCGTTCCACCCAGCGTCAGGCTTCCTGAACTGGTCACTGTGCCGGTTAGGGTCAACCCGTTAACTGTACCTGCACCGGAAACACTTGTAACCGTACCTGCGGCATGAGTGTTGTCCACCCATGTAAGGCCGCCAGTGTCACCTGACTGCGCTGAAAGAACATATCCGTTTGTGGGAGCATTGCTTACTTTAAGGTTTGCCTCATCCACCACATCATCGGCGATGGTGGCAGCGTTACCTACACTGGTTACTTCTCCCGTCAAGTTTGCGTTGGTGATTACAGTAGCAGCATTCCCGACGGAGGTAACACCACCAGTTAGGTTAGCGTTTGTGATAACAGTGGCAGCGTTCCCAACAGAAGTAACACCTCCCGTTAAATTTGCATTGGTGGTGACGGTATCGGCATTACCGGTCAGGTCGCCAGTTACATTGCCCGTTACATTTCCAGTTACATTGCCAGTTACATTGCCGGTTACATTGCCCGTGACCGCACCAGTGTGTGTACCCGCACTATCCCCAGTTAAATCTCCAGTGACATTCCCTGTGACATTGCCCGTCACGTTACCTGTCACATTGCCAGTCACCGCACCTGTATGCGTACCCGCACTGTCGCCGGTTAGGTCGCCGGTGACATCCCCAGTCACGTTACCAGTGACCGCACCTGTATGCGTACCTGCACTATCTCCCGTTAAGTCCCCAGTAACATCCCCCGTTACATTACCTGTTACGTTTCCGGTTACATTACCAGTGACATTCCCCGTTAGCGCACCCGTGAAGGTTGTCGCCGTAACGGTGTTGTCCTTAACCAGAACGCTGTCGATTGTTACGCCAGCAGCAGCGGTTGTTTCTGAAATTGTGTCGGTTGTTATGGACTGACCAGCGGTGACAATGACGTTGGTCGAGCCTGTCGTGTTGCCGATTGCAAGAACTTCAGCGAGCGTATCGGAAGCTCCAACCTGTGCGTCAACGTAAGTCTTAATCGCCCCTTGCGTGGCGAGTAGAGTTGCCGAGCCTGTCGCAAGGGTGGCGTTATCAATTCCTGTAACCGTTGCACCTGTCGCAAGCGTGACGCTAGTTGACAGCGTGGCTGCGCCATCGGCAGTAAGAGTGCCAGTGGAATTGACTTCTCCGGTGCTTAACTTTAGAGCAAAGGTGCTGGCCGCATTACCATCAGTTAACGCAACCAAGGTCGCACCATTACCGCCACCCGCTGGCATCGCCAGCAGTTGGTCATATGAATCCGCAATCGTACTTCCTGTTAATGTAGCCATCTAAAACCCCCAAGCCTTTTTAATTTGTTTCGTTGTAAACTGTGACTTCTTCAGAAACCTTGAGCCTTCAGTCTGTTCCAGCTTATAGTAGCCGTCCTTAACCTGTTCGGCTTGGGAGGGAGCCTTGCTAGATGCCCCTACCAAGGTGAATCCTTCTGGGACTGCTTGGCGGGTATACTCGTCCCCGTCAATGTTGATGCGCTCGGTTCCGATTGGAACCAACTGCTCAACAACAGCTCCTACCTCCGATTCAAAGGAGTAAAGAGGCATATTAGTATAATGCTTCTTCGTCTACCGCTTCCGCAGCAGCCAAAAGTTCGTCGCCCTCGGCGTCGAGAGCAGCTTCCTCCGCATCAAGAGCATCCGCATCAAGCGGAACTTCCTCAATCACGTCCTCAACATACTCAACGGGAACACCGCCAGCAGTTTTGATTTGAACATGGGCAGTGCCATCTTCGTTTACAGCAACAACCTCACCCTCGACAGAATCGAGAACAACGGAATCACCGATAGCAGGAGCAAGACCTTCCCCTCCCTCAGTTTCGGAAACCAACGCTTCCATAGGAACTTTAATCATTTCATTACCTTCTTTTTTAGAATTAACAGAACTACTGCGAGAGGGGGGGTTCCCCCCTCCCACAGTAATAATAAGAGTTACGCCACCTTTGGGCTGCATAACGTGTTTAACCTTTACGCAGTGGAAGCAGTTTTGCTTCGCATGATAACGTAGTAGTTCGTGTTCTGCCGCAGAGCAGTCCAGAAGACTTTGAAACCAGCGGTAATCAGCATATTAAGAGGGTCACTCTTATCTGCTGAATCCGTGATAATCATCTTCGGACTGAACGGAGACTGGCTTGCCAGTTCCGGCACACCGTACGCTCCTTCTCCCAAGAACAGGGAGGCGTGAACGTCCGCAGCCGCTCCGGCTCCGCCGCCAGCCGCAGCATCATAGATGAAGCGGTCAGCGTCAGTTCCCAGTGCGTCAGCAGTAATGAATCCGTTCGTTGTCATAATGAACTTTGCGCCGAATAAACGACCCACTTCACCTTTATACAACTCTTCCACATTACTGTACTGCGATGCATTCAACCAAGTGTTGTCTTGCATGAGGTCACTCAATACTTGAGGACTAGCAACACAAGCATACATCCCACCGCTGGTGGGTTGCGCTCGGTTAACTTTTAGCTGCGTAACAGCGTTTAGGACAGCCGCACCGTCCAGCGTGTTACCGCTGGTCGTAGACTCAAAGGTCGAATACTGACCCCCCGCTGCTGTCTGCTTCGTACCATCCGCATAGATTTCAGTGAGTGAATCACCGTTATCAAGGTTGGTCGCTGGGTTAGTGGAATAACCACCTTCCTGTGCAGTCGCACCTGAGTTCACGTTATCGCCCACATTGGAACCAATCAATATGTTGCGCGTGATGTTGTCCATGTCGATGGCAGCATCTTGTCCGTTAATCTTGACACTCTGTTGCAATGAATTAAATAAATCCGTTGCATTTAGAACGTCAGATAGTTTGACAATCTGACCACGTTGGATGAGCGTCTTGCTGATTTTCGTCAGCGAGATTGCCCGTTCTCCCACACTGGAGGCATCGCCTTCAGTGAGGGTTCCGATATCAGTTGCTTTCGGTGTATCCCACCTAAACATTGATATTGCTTTATGACCCGACTTCGCAGGAAGTGGGGCTTTAGAGCCGAACTGGTCGAGTACCAGAGCTTGAACAGCATAGGTCAGCAATTTCTTGCTGAAATAATTTTGGTACTGGTTTGCCAGTGCGGCATCAGTAGTGACGTTAGTAGCCATTATTTATACCTTTCGTCCGTTAGAATGAATCATCAAGTGACATAGCGGCCTTACGGAGGTGCGTTTCCTGCTCCTTTTCAGAGAGGTTATCAAACGCTCTTTCTCCATCCGGTCTGTCGCTGGTGAATCCACCACTAATAGACATCTTTTTTTCCAGTTTTGTTAGTTTTTCTGTTAGTTCTTTAACTTCAGCTTGACTCGATTCCGACTTAGCAGCCTTAATTTTGTATTCAGCAATCTGAACTGCGTGACGCAAACCCCGTCCCTCTGGGACGTACATAAGGTCAGGATGGTCTTTAAGGATTTGATTGGCAGTTTTGGTAAGCTCTGATTCAGTATCTTTAAGCTCAGGAGTTTCCCTCATCAGGTCTTCCCTAGCCTCGTCCCACTGTCTCTGCGCTTCCTTTACTGCGCGGCTTTCTCCCACCTTACCGGCTTCGGCGCGAACCTTACTGGCTCGCTCTCGCGCATTTTCAGCAACCTTATGGTCGCCACTGCTCTCAAGCCTCTCGGCAGCAGACTCATAGTCTCCCGCTGTGAAACCCTTCTCATCCCTATACTCCTGACCCTCATTCAGGTCGTCTCTCGCTTCACTTAACTCCCCTCGGAGTTTTTCCAGTTCATCACGTTCCCGCTTAATCTCTTCTTTTCGAGAGTTTATCTCCTTCCAAGATTTCGATTTACGGGCTTCGTTCTTTGCCCACTTACTTTTAGGCTGCTCCTCTTCAGGAGCCTCGCTTTCTGTCAATGAACTATCAGGCTTATCGGCATCCTGCTCATCAGTCTCCGGTTCGGCTTCCGCCTCCTCAACTCTCAGCTCTTCTGGAATCTCTTCCAGCTCAGGTTCCGGAGTCTCTATTTCGACTACCGGAGTTTCACCCGCATCGGTAACAGCGTCATGCTGTTCCGCAGCGGCCAACAGTTGTTCGGCGGTAATTTCGCCGGATTCTTCTGGCATAATGCTTCCCAATAATAGTGCTTATCCTCGACCAGCCATCGCACCAAGTAGGCCAGTCGTTGCTGTGGAGCCTTCACTCGGAAGATAATCGGCTCCGTAGATATCTTCCGTAAATTCTTTAGGTTCTTCCAAATCCTTTGCCAGAACCTCAACGGTGTGAACCGTTGTCCTGACACCATTCGCAAACCCCGCCTCAAATGCAAGGTTTTTCTTTTCCGAAACAGCTTGCTGGTTTTGCTTCAAAACCATGTTCAGGAGAACCATCCGTAGTTTCTTACCCTCTACTGTGACGAGGAACTTACGCAACAAATTCGCTTCTGATGCTCCCCATTCCGGTTCACCCACCCAAGGGATGTTACCTGATAGACGCCAAGCAATCTTCAAGAACTTCAGAAATCTCATTTTACTTTAGTCATATCAAAAGGTTGATGCATCAACCTTTACTGGCCTACCCCCACTGATGCCGTCTCCTCGACGGGCATGGGAGCATCGGGTGTTGGTTGTGGCGGGGCTTCGGGTAATGCTTGCTGGGTTGGCTGGGTCTGGGCTGCAACTTCTTGGGCCTGTCCGGCCACGGCATCCTGCTCGGCGGGAACCGCCCCGATTGATTGCAGGTATTCCATAACATCCTTACGCAATGCGCGGGCATTATTAGTATCAACTTCTTCCATCGCAACAAGTAATCCGTCGAGCCTAGCCATGATGGCTTGCATACCCTGTGGGCTTACCTGCATTCCTGTCTGTCTGGACTGTTCCAAGAAAGCCATAATAACCCCAATCCTAGTCTGATAATTCTGACCAGCCTTGACCGGAATTACTTGACCAATCAGGAGGGCTGGGAGGGTACGTTGTTCGTCCTCACCTTCATCAACCTCTTTCTGATTTGGGTCTTGAACAAGTCTCTGAATCAGGGCTGGGTCGTCAAGTTCAAGGATGCTCTTGTCCAGTTCGACCTGATTTATCCAAGGCGATTCCATGAAGAGTTGTTTTCTCTGGACAGCTTTAGTCAGCAGCATTGACCTGCTCACCATATCCATTCCGCCGCGAGGTTCAATCTGATATTGTTCGTGAAGGGCTACTGGGTCAACAGCAAGGGAGTCCTCAAGGAACCGATACTGCAAGTCCTTGGAATCAAACTGAATCAGTAAACTCCAAGCCTGACGAAACAGGTCGCCCAACGCCTGACGGAACAGGCGTAAACGCAAGTCCATGTTCTGCTGGGCTTGGGCATTGATGGCTTCAACCTCTGTTGCCGTGCGTCTGTCCCTATCGGCCATGATTCCGTAATCAGGAACAGTGACCCGTTGCTCGGCAATCGACTGGGTTTGGGACATCTCATTGTCAAAGTCAATCGGAGTGGACGGCATCTGAACCGGAGCAATTCCGAACGGAAGAATTTGACCCGGAGTCATCCGAAGGTTAACGGAGTTAGGCAGGTCACGCTCGGCTCTGAACATTGGCTGATTAAGAAGCGTTGCCGCATCCATCTTCTCGTTCCAAGTCTTGTTAAGCGCAATCTCGAACGGGCCTAACATCTCGCAAACTCCGCGAGGTGAATACCAACCGCCACCAGTAATCTCGTACTTACACGAAACGAACGGAGGTGTCCCGTGGTCAAACGGAACCTTCATCTCCTTGCGAAGCGGAATGTCAGGGGCTTGGGGTGAGAAGCATTCCATTATCCAATCACCGTCTTTGTCCCTCGTATAAACCTCCCACACAATAACTTGCTCCTCATCATTTGAGTGAGTAAGTCCTTCCCGTATTTCCTTGTTATTCTTCAACTCAGAGAGCATCCCGCCCTCTTCGTTCTGTGCGCCCGAAATCACTTCCAGTGTCTTCTTGTCATCCTTGTAAATCCCTGCACGTTTGTATGACTCAAGGCTCATAGGAATCACCTGACAAACTCGGTCAGCCCCTCCAATGTCTTTTGTCCACGGTGGGACAATCATGTAAACTGGGTCAACGGATTGAAACTCTATCTGCCCCTTATCCGGATTCCAGTATACCTTTAGAATCCCATGACCACTGACAAGCATATGGTCAATCCAGCTCATCACTTCTGTGGCGTAGTTGGACTTCTCATTCAGCTTATAGGAAAACCACTGTTCGGCAGCAGTGGTATAAGCGGATAGCTGGCTCCGCATGGGAACGAATGTTGCCAACACATCAAGACCCATAGCCTGTTGAAAGAAACTCGGCTTGAGCTTGTTGATGGTAGTGTCAATTAAAGGAAAGTGAACATCGGATGCGTTGGGCCACGGCTTGTGCTTTCGGCGTAACCCGTCATTACGCATTTGATACCAGAGTGCTTGTCTGGTTTCCCAGCGCACACGAGAACTGATGTCATTACTTACGAGGCTGAAAAGTTCTGTACTCATTATCTCCCTCTCCCCCTATTACGCCCTCTGGGCGCAGCTTTGCCAACCTTCAAGTCGGACTTGGTTGGTTTGGTATTCCCATGAGCGCAAGGCCCGTCTTGTTTCTTTTCTTTTTTAGCCATTAGTGATTCTCCCAATCAGGAAACTCTTCAGGTTCCGGATGTCTCATTCTTGCTGTTCCCCAAGTGGCCATTATCAGAATCTCTGTCTTTAACGCATGACCTATACATTCTTCGCAGATAAAGCCACCAACGGCTACGTCTCCTGCAACGCACATCCCAATCTCTTCGCAAGTGTAACAGACTGCCTCTGATGGAGGCACTCCCCTTATGCTCGACCGTCTTAATGTCAAGACCATGCCCCACAGCTAATACCCCACATACATACCGCTTGGCAAGGCTTCTTCTTCATAATTTCTGCTGGCTTCATCCATCAACTCTCCCACCGTTGGACGGGTAACAGCATTGAATCTCTCCCAGCTTCCACCCACTCCACCGCCGCACGATATACAACCCATAACTGCATCCGCCCTATCCGGACTGTCCAGCCCTCTGGACTTCATCTTGTCCTTGGACTCCATGCCGAGTTTTCCTGTTCGACTGACCTCCGCCCTGCGCGTCACCATCTGTTGATGAAGCATCCCGTCATCGGGCAACATAACCTCTCGCTTCTCTATAATCCTCGCAGCCGTGTGCCACATCTCCGCGCTCCGATTAGCGTACCTGTCATCAAACGGCCTCGCCCCGAAGTTAACCCTATGAACATCATACCCCGCATCCATCAGGGCATCACAAAGCGGAAGCCCCAACCCGCCTTCATCAGCATATATCTCGTCTTGAGCCAAATCGTTCTTCTTAATCAGGTTTATGATTTTGCCTATGGTGGTGTTCGTGTTCCTCTCACGCCAAGTCACCATCTCCATCACCTTGTTCCCGTTCCGGTACGCAAACACGCATTCGTCTCCGCCAGCCGCAAAATCAATAAAGGCTACCCTCATCCCCATATTCAATTCTGGTGGGTTCTGTATACACTCCTCAAGGTTCTTCAAGTTCAATACCAACCCCTCCCCACTGTCATCCATGAACTCACCGTAAATCATGGAACGAATCAAGGGACTGTTCTCCCCGTACATCTCTATCTGTTCCTCAATCCAACCCCGCTCAAGATGCGGGCAG